AAATGTAGCTTGAATTTTCCCTCTCTTCTTCTATCCCAAAAATCTCTATAGTTCTTATAACTCTCAAACTCTTCAGAAATGTTATACCTGTAAGTCTTTGCAGTTGCTTTAAAACCGCCATAGAATTTACAAAAATGGGGGGATATATTTCTCTCCCGCAATTGACCACATAAATAGTTTGCTAGTGTATCAACATACGCCTGATTCGCTGGATTATTGAGTTTATTTAGCCTTCGTCGCTCACCCTTTTTTTCATGAGAATAGTAGTTTTGTAAACTTCTTATAGGATCTAACAGGTGGGAAACTTTACAATAGCTATTATATTGTTTCTTTTGAACAGTCTCTATTACACATGTCCTGGAATCTTCAAAAGAAACAACTCTTGCGAATAAATCATCAGAATTCATTTGGCCTTCAGAATCTGGAAGTTTTTCTAGAAACATCTTAAGAATTGGTGTAAGAGAGGTTACTTCACTATATCCAACAATCTTTGGTGCTTTTGAATATTTTCTCCAGACTGGAAGACTTACAGGTATTTGTTGAGTTAAACATTCATCCATTCTATCCCATAATCGGGGTTTGGCTTTAGAAGAACGCACGCACTTTTAGCGTGAAATATTGGTAATAATTTTCATGATCAGGAATACAACGATGGCAGATACTTCTTCAGTGAATGTTGGCATCCGGAAGTTTGATATGAGAATGATTCCACAGGACGCAGTATGTGTATTTATAGGCAGAAGACGTACTGGAAAATCAACTCTTGTTCGCGATTTGCTTTTTCACCACCAAGAAATGCCTCTTGGAACAGTTATTAGTGGAACAGAAGAATCGAATCAGTTCTACAAAAAATTAATTCCACCTATTTTCATTCATGGCGACTATAGTGCCGCTGTAATTGCAAATTTCTGTAAGAGACAAAAGGTTATTATGGCTAAAATTCAAAAAGAGATAGAGGCTTATGGCGCTCAGAAAACGGATCCTAGGGCATTTTTAATCATGGACGATTGTTTATACGATGATTCTTGGTTGCATGACAGAAATATCCGATATTTATTCTTAAATGGTCGTTGGTTGAAGGTATTTTTTATAATTACTATGCAATATCCCCTTGGTATTCCTCCTATGCTCCGGACGAATGTAGATTACTGTTTCATTTTAAGAGAGCCATATGTGACGAACAGAAAGAGAATCTTTGAGAATTATGGAAGTGCTTTTCCCAGTTTTGAATTTTTCTGTCAAGTTATGGATCAATGCACGCAGAATTACGAATGTATTGTAATGAACAATAATTCTCAGAGTAATAAACTGGAAGATACTGTTTTCTGGTATAAGGCACAGATGCATGGAGAATTCCGTATAGGTGCGCAAGAATTCTGGAATCACGCTACAGCAAATTCAAAGGATGAAGAAACGAATGAATACGATGCGAATGCTGCTAAGCGTCTAAAAGGGCCGCAGATTCAGGTGCGAAAATATCCACAATGATAATAGTTATGAGAAGTGATTATCCGGATCTTTTTTATTCATTACTACTTTTATTTGTCCTTGGATTCGTGCTTGTAATAATACAAAGACCAATGAAAGAGGGATTTGAAGGTGCTCAAAGATGCGGCGTTGGTAATCCATGCAGTGGATTGTTAAAATGTATTAATGGGTTTTGTGCTCAAACTGACAGAGTAGAAATTAAAGAACACGATCCAGTTCCTATGCTTGAACCTGGGTCTCCTGCACCTTATTTCTAATTCATTTATAGAATGGCTAAATTAAATATAAAGACTGTTACTTGGTATGCTATACTTGGTTTATTTGTAGCAGTTGCTATTCTTCCCATTCTGAAAGCATATTCTCCAGAATACTTCCCAACTGTGTCTGGTTTTCGTGATTTAGATTGTGTTGGAACGACATGCAGCGAGGGCGAGTTTTGCCAGAATAATAAATGTGGGAAAGTTGCTACTAGATATCCTAATGCTGTCCCTGAGGGAAATGAATAGATTTAGAAACTAGACTCGTAGAATTTATGAATGATAAATTATCATTTATAAATTTGTATTTTTATCAAGAATCAATTATTCAGAATTCTTCATCTTTCGCTCCAAGGCCAAATCAGCCGGTCCTGTGAACATTCCACCATACTCGCTCGAGCCTCCTGCGGCTGAATCCTGCTCCTGCACATCATCGGTTCCACGAGTGCGTGCTGCCCCAATGCGTCTAGCCTTCTGCTCTGTGTAAAAGGTGTCGCGGCTTTCCTCATTCTCGCGATACTTCTTCATGAGACCATTGAGTTGGTCATTTGCATACTCCTGTTCAACAACCTTATTCGGATCTGGCTCCCATGCCATCCACTTGCCAACAGAGCCCATGTAGATATTGAAACTGGGGTCGCTGCGCTGCAACTTCTTTGCTCGTGCAGAAGCTTCAACATCTGATGAAAAAACACCCCGGACTTTGATTCCGCGAATTGTAGTTGCAAAGTTATTCTGCTTGAAAAATTCCTCCTCAAGCTGTGAAGAATTCTTGAAAAGGAAATCCTCATATTCCTGTCTGAGAGTTCCCTCGCTCATTTCGCGCATATTCTTGCGGACATACTCCTGAAAATCCTCCACGAATCTGTCAACACGCAACAATGAATCACGGACTTCTTGTGCAGCAGAATTTACTCCACTCAAATCCGAATTCGAATCCATCTTACCGGCGAGAGTTTCTAGGCGTGAATTTACATCTTGAATCTTCTGTGCCATCCATGCCTCTAGCTTAGTCGTCTTCCACGCAAGCTCGTAATCTGTAAGAAACTTCTTGAAAAAGAAAACATCCTTATTTGCCAAAACCTTCTCAGGGCTTAGAAAACTCAAAAGGACAATCTTCTGGCTAGGAATCTCAGGGTCTTCTGAAAGAAAATCTTCTACCGGCTCAGAGTTATTCATTTTCTATAAATCAAATTGCATTAAACTTTAGACCTTCTCTCCAATAAAAAATCTTAATACCGAATATAGATAAGATGGACATGAACGATCTTCTTACGCGCCTAATAAAGTATGTTGTTGAGGGTGTTGCCGTTGCCCTTGCGCTTGTATTTATCCCCCGGAAGTCTCTCCCCCTCGATGAGATCCTCACGGTCACGATTGCCGCCGCCGCGGTTTTCGCGGTCCTTGACATCTTCTCACCATCCATCGGGGTCACGGCTCGCCAGGGTGCGGGCTTCGGAATCGGCGCGAACCTAGTTGGATTTCCGATGGTTCGTTAAATAATGTTTCCTACAAACTGCCATATATTTGTCTGCACCGCCGACAAATATCTGTTCCTTCTTTTCAGCCTCTTCTTCTTCTGAGTTCAACGCCGTAAAGATTCCTTCAGTCCCATCACCACACCTTTTACACAATGCACTCAGTCTTGTGATTCTATCAGCTAAAGGAATCAATTGCAAAATTTCCCCAAATGGTCGTCTATCTGAATCTCCATCAAGTCCTACAACAATAACGTCCTTTCTAAAGACTTCAACCGCCCCCCTTACGATTTCATATAATCCAATAAAGAATTGCGCTTCTTCAATTATAACCATATCTGCATGATGAAATTCTCCAAGTTTGAAGATATCATCAAGATTATTCACTCCTAGACTATTTGCTTTTACACTTTCTTTATCATGTGTATAAACTGAGCTACCTCTTACATCGTAGCGAGTATCAAGAATACTTGTTACAATAAATACCTTTCGGTTAATTACTTTTGCACGACGAATTCTTTGAAGAACCGTCGATGACTTTCCAGCAAACATAGGACCAATAATTAATTCAAGACTCATTGTTATCGTGATTTTTCACATGCGAAATAAATCAATTTTATAGCATAAATTTTGCACATATCCTAGGCATATCTAATTCTCGTATCTTAGCATTTATAATTTCATAAATATTTCCAACAGTTGGTTTTAATGTTTTAAACTTCATTCCCAAGATTCTCTCGTATAAATGAACAATATGATACGGTATAACATAGTCTTTACCGTGTTTTAATACATCGACTAAAAAATTATTATAATCTTCATTCATAATTGGTTCTTCAGGAATATCGGCATTTAATGATAAATCTCCAAGATGAACATAAAATTCTATAAGACCCTTTAACATAGACTCAGGAAACCAATCAAGAAAGCGGATTTCAACACCATGATTATAATGTTTTTGAAAACTAATATCCATTCCAAGTTCTGGCAGAGTTTTATAACCAGACGTTACGTGAAAAGACTTATACCACCAAAATTCTTTATCACTCCCGCGAATTTTTCCTATAGGAAGCGTCATTATTTTTCCGACAGGCATCGAGTTTGTGTCATATGTGCATAGACCAATGTATCGTGATACTGCACATCTCTGCGATGCTTTTGAATATACAGGAGATACTTTTGACAATGGATCTGGTGAGCCATATACAGCTACTATAAATGGCTCAGTCCATTGAATAAATCTTATAAACTTTTGATGATTGTATTTGAACTCGTCGTAATTTAAAATTTCGGGAAGTCCAGATTCTTTTATAGAGCCTAGCATCGTTGGAAGAGTAATATTAATGTGATAAGTTCCATTATTAAACATTGAAATGTTGCTTGGATTTGTAAAATGAACTACGAAACCAGGATTTTCAGTTGGATACATGAGTTGTCCTTTCTCAGTATGAACTCCGCGCTGTATCAAGAAAGTATTCATCGCATTTAATAAATCTCGTTTTGAACTAACCAACTCCTTTAACACATCATTCGCATTTGCCTTATAAAAATCCCTTGTTATAAATTCTAGTGTATCTCCGTCAAATATACAGCTTTTATTATATATATTTGTAAATCTTACTGGCCTACATAAATAGTATTTTGGAAGAAATTCACATAATTCTTGATAAAACGTTTTTCCAGAAAATTTAGGATTTGGCTTCGGGTTCTTTGTATATGTTGTTGTATGATTTCCGTAAATATCTACTTTATTAAATGCGTGTGCATTTATAAAGAATGGTAAAGCAAAGAAACAATCTTTATCAGGAAATAGAATTTCAAATGCTTCTTTATAAGATGGTTTATAATTATTATAGTATGAAACACTATATCTCTCAGCCGCGTGATTTTTCTTTATAATAGGGGCTGCTACATAAATTGGTTTTGTAAATTGTAAATAAGTTTCTTCTTCTATTCCCAATCCCCAATATAAATCATTTTCTTTATACATGGATTTATATCTTAAATGTTTAACAAATTCCATATAACCCATTTCTATATTATGTTGTATATAATTTAGACCGTCGGTGTAAAGACTTTCACCTGCTTTTGTATATATGGATTTTACATTTGGTATTATAACTTGTGCGAAAACAAATGGATTTATCCCACAAATTATTCAAAGTATAGAGGCCCAGGGAATTCCAAATTATGAGATTATTATTGTTGGAACTTGCAACATAACCTCTAAGGCTTGCAGGGTTATTCCATTTGATGATATACCATGGTTTACAAGAAAAAAGAATATTATATTTCAAGAGGCTATATATGAAAATATAGTAGTTTTCCATGATTATATTGCATTAGAGGAAGGATGGTATGAAGGGTTCTTAAAATATGGAAATAATTTTGAAGTGTGTGTAAATCCTATTAAAACATTAACTGGGCGGAGATATAGAGATTATGTCTTACATAACTCTTTTCTTCATAATACATTTAGAGAAAATGCTCTAATTCCATACTCTCGTGAAGTAACTCCCGCGATTAGTAGACTAATGTATATTTCTGGAGGATATTATATTATAAAGAAATCACGTGCATTAAAAATCCCATTGAGAGAACAACTTCATATGAATCATGGAGAAGATGTGTTTTTTTCCCAAGATCTGGCTGATAATAATATTGTAATTCGTTGTAATCCCTATAGTTTTGTTAAAATTCTAAAAGATATAGAACCAAATAGTTGGGAAAATGAAATGTCAAACGAAGAATTCTTATTCTTAAAGAATTGGGCAGAAGTTAATTCTATAGAGATTTTTAATAAAAATAAAGATATGCAACGAAAATGGTTAAAAGATTCTTATGGTATTGTATTATTTGATTAACCTTTAAAGATTATTAAATATAAATAAATACATGGACTTTACTTTTGGTATTATAACTTGTGCGAAAACAAATGGATTTATTCCACAAATTATTCAAAGTATCGAAGATCAAGGTATTCCAAACTATGAGATTATTATCGTTGGAACTTGCAACATAACCTCTAAGGCTTGCAGAGTTATTCCATTTGACGAAAGCGACTGGATTACTAGGAAAAAGAATATTATATTTCAAGAAGCGAAATATGAAAATATAGTAGTTTTTCACGATTATATCGTTATAGAGCCAGGATGGTATAAAGGTTTCTTAAAACATGGAAATAACTTTCAAATATGTATTAATCCAATTAAAACTTCGAATGGTAAGAGATTCCGAGACTATGTTTTATTTAATAATTACCTGCCTGAGCCTTTTTCACAAAAAACGATGATACCGTATTCATCGACCCTAACCCCTCAAATTAGTAAATTATCTTATATTTCAGGAAGTTATTATGTTGTAAAGAAATCACTTGCTTTAAAAATTCCATTGAGAGAAGAACTTTACTGGAATCAGGGAGAAGATGTGATTTTTTCACAAGATCTGGGAGATAACAATATTCTAATTCAATGCAATCCGTATAGTTCTGTAAAACTTTTGAAGGATAAATATACACACCACTTTGAAAATGAAATGTCGAATGATGACTTTATCCTTTTACAAATGTGGGCTCATGTAAATTCAGCAGAAGTATTTAAGAAACAAAAAGAAATGCAACGCGAATGGTTAGAAGAATTTCATGGGATTAAACTCAAAGAAGATCAACTAAATTGAACGTATAAATTCCCATTTCAAATCTCTACAAATGAGCTGCCATATCTTATCTTGATTATATAACTTATCGCGATTCTTAAGAAGTGGAAAGCATTGTAGATAATTGTCCAATTCTAGAAGCTCGCAGAATTTATAAAGAACATACGAATATGACAAAAAATTACTACGAGTCTTGGGACAATGCTTTATAAAAGAGCTCTGAATTTCCTTGAACATAAAGCGGAGTTTTTCTTCAACTTCGCGCGACATTACTGGTGCTGTTTTCCCATTTATACGATTTAAAATATAAGGAACATGTTCATAAAAATTCGTGCATTTCAACTTCTTGAGAATTTCACGAATCTTTGTTGGTTTAATTGTTTCGACATTTGTAACACGCTCCTTTCTTAATTCTTCAAGAATAGCCTGAAAAACATCCTCCGGTATTTCAGTGCTCTCTTTCGCCTGAAATTGCGCAAGCCATTCATTAAAATGATTAATACGCTTATATGCATAATATGTGACTTCACGTGGAGGGTCCTTATAACTGGGCTTATCACTATCAATGAGAACAAACTCCTGGTGACCGCATGATTCGCAGAAAAATAATGCCTCGTTCGCACTAAATGTCATCTCTTTATCACAGGTCTCACACATTCCATGAGGATCTTCAAATGAATTAGTTGGAGCCTTTGCATGTTCAGGATTTACTTTCTGTAGATATTTCTCAAGAAGAACCTCGCGACCCTGAGCCTGTGTAATAGGGGGTTGCGATGCAGTTGCAGATGCAGAAGCTCCTTCATTTAATGCAGCAAGAACACTTCCAGGTTTTGCTTTCAAATGCTTACTTTGTCCTATAGAAGCGCCACTTTGTATTTTATCTTGAATATCATAATAATTAAACAAGATCTCGCCAGTTTCAAATAAATAATCATAAACTGGCTTGTTATTTGTAATATCCTCCTTCTTCTTTAATAAAATATGCACTGAATCCTCCAACTTACTCTTTAACACAATATCTGTTGTTTTTGACAGTTGCTTCTCATATTCTTGGATTTCTTCTTCTATCAATTGGATATCTTCCTTTTCCTTCTTTAAAGAGCATATTTGAAGTTGATGTAGATTATCTAAAGTAGTTTTTGAATCTGTAAAGTGTTTCTTAGGATTACTCTTACCGTCATTCATTCTAGAATTGTTTTATTGAGAAGTTTAAGTGCTTAATAAAAAGCGTAAGAGTGAATAGGGAAATCAACTCTCCGGCTTTTTACCATTTTTGGAAAATTTTTTTCTAGGGG